AATTTTATTTGCCCTAACGCCTGCGCTACTTTTATAGTAGACAGCTCTCCTGGCTTTTTAAACTGTATCCAGCTGAAAGGGCTATAACTGTTTACATCAACATAGTCTTTGTGTTGGTAATACTCAAGTCCTATACTCTCACACATGGGAACCAATAAACTCATTGGACAATAACTTTGAGTTCCACTTTCAGCAATACCAGCTCCGTATCCAAAGTCTGCGTTGTTATATGTAAACATGATTACACCACCTGGTCTTAACCAAGTGTGTACCTTGCGCATCCACTCTTTAATAGTATCAAATGCAAGATAATTGAAGAAGTTATAACTGAAAATAAAACCAAATTGATTTTCCGGTAGTCCAGATATGTCATTGTCTTTGACTAGATATTGCCTTACCCTGGGCACATATTGACGTGTGAATTGATGAACAGCATTGTGGAGAAACTCTTCTGTGTATTCTGCTACGTACAACGGATCTCCGGCAACCAAGTACTTGGTCCATTCGCCATCTCTACATCCTATCTCTAAGACTGGGAATCTATGTTCTACGTGTTTTTGTATTACACCCAACATGTGTACATCTGGGCTATCATTATGTTCCAACCTAATACTACGCCAGTGCCGCATTGTACGAAGATTTTCGGTAAGGAGACCGTTTCCTTCTTTCATTTCTCGCTCTAGCACATAATTGTCACCGAAGAAATGCTGTGTTCTTTGAGTGATTTCTTGGTTTAGCGCATCTATAGTTTCAAGGATTTTTGCTCTTGGCGCAGTAAGATTTTCTTTTATGGATTTGAAATGAGCTATAGAAAGGTTAGATGATGTAATAAATTGTTCATCTACACCAGTTAAACTGTCGGTCTGCGTCTTGATAATTTTATCAAGTTCTAACCTAATAGGATCTAAGTCAACGCCATGTTGCAACGTGTTCCTAAAGTTAACAAGATCTACTAAGTTCATCGAATATCACTATGTAATTGTACATAGGTATTTATTCGAAGCTGAATAGGTCGTCAAATGTTGTTTTGATGTTGGTGTGTTCCGCAATATCCCATTTAAGTACACCCAGTAGGTTCTCTACTTTCTGATCCACAATAGTTGCCTCCATTAGTGCATCATCAAATGGCAAGTCTTTAAACCACTGTGGAATATGTGAAACATCTGTTGGATACCCTACACTCTTGTAACCCATTGGGTTGTCTTTGAGTTTGCACACAATAGTTTTCATACCATCAACAATATTCTGACTGTAGTTGTCACCATGCATGCGTTTGAGATAGTTCCAGTTCATTGCGGCTCTTACGTGCCCGGGCATGTTTGCTTTGCCCTGTCGTTTTTCTGCTTCAGTATACTTGGTTAGATTGTTTACACGCTTGGGAGTACCTTTTTCCCATGCTGGACGCTGTTGGAATGCAATCTTAAAGTCACGAACTTTATCATATATCTGTTCTTTGGTTGATCCTGTTAGCACACCAAGTAATATGTCACTTAGGAAGTCCTGTACGACAGGCGGAGTATCACTGCGTTTCAAGTCTAGGCCCATGGCTTTTACTTTGCCTGGCTTTCCGCCTTGATCAAGTCTAGTACCTTCCATATCGTATATCAATGCGGCATAACGCTTCTTCTTGATATACAAGCCTTTGGTTGCAGTAATTTCTCTACCGCCTTTAATCAATGCACCATTTTCACGTGGGCAGTGGCATGCTTTTTCCATAAACAGTGGGAAACTTTCGTTCAACTGATCTGAAATGTTGTCATACACCTGTGTAGCAATGTCTTTGTTCCACTCCATTTTGCCACTTTCAACATCATCTTTGATAGCAGGCCATGCAGTAAAGTAACAACTATCAGTATCACCATACACAACAGCATCACCAGTGTGATCATATACACCCGTGATGGCTTCATTAACAAACGCATCCATATGCTTGGCAATGATACGACCTGACAGTGTGGTTGATTGTCCAATGCGTTTGTCAAAGAACCTACAACCTGGATTAAGAATAGCACCATACAAACTGTTCAAGTTAATCTTCTTGACCAACTGTCGCTTGTCCCAGAATGCAATATCCTCTGGAGTTTCTGCTTCACGTTTCTTTGCCTGCAGTTCTTTACGTTCTGCATACCAACGCTCTAGCAGTCCCGGCACAATTGCTTTTTGTTCATAACTGAATATGGTACCGTTAGCACTTAGCATCCAAGGTTTGTTGCTGTCAAAGATCAATCGCCAAATGTCAGCGGCACTCATTATGTCACTACTGCCATCTGCTTCCCAATCAACAGTGATCTCAGTTCCTACTTCTCCGTTCATTACTGCTTGATACTCAAGGCTACCAAACATGTTTTCCCAACTATCAGCAAAACTTTTTCCAGCATCCTGTTTTTCCTTGATGTACCTGTCTGTCATTATCGGACGGAGTTGTCCGATAATGCTTTCTTGCGCCATGTTAAGGGCCCTAATAGCACTGGGATAGAGTGAGTTGATGTCGATTGCTCCGATCCAGTCGTGCATCCCTTTTTTGGGATGAGCAACATAGGCACCTGCCGCTTGCGTTTCACCATGTTCTTCTTTTCCTTTCCTATTAGGTACAACCATACCACGCTGATGTGCTTCATTAATAATAGCCTGTTCTGTAACTGCCACTGCACCCATTGTTGTTTGTAGCAGTACTGTATTATCATGCGCTAGTTCGTTCGCAAGATCCAAGAAACGTAATTTCTTATCCATCTTGCCTAGCAGTGCGGTATCTTGTCGATTGTACTCAATAAAGGTCTTGAAGTCTTTGTTGTATAACTGGTCAAGTGTGCCTTCGTACTGTGTTTTACGTTCACCAAGTTCATGTTCACCAATTGCATCCAGTGAATAACTGTGTCGTTCTTCGTATGTGTATTTGCGATACAGTTGCATATAGTCCATATGCACTCTGCCTATTAGGTCAAATGTTAAATTCTCTGCACCAAAACGTTCAAATGTGCGTTGCTTGGGTAGTTGCCCCCAAAGACACCAACGTCTATTGTCATCGTTGCTGAGTACACGCTTTATGCGCATAACCAAGTAGGGAATATCAAAACCTTCACTGTTCCAACCCGACAGTATGTCAGCATCTTCAATTAAATCTAAGAACGTGCCCAACAGTTCCTCTTCACGTTCAAACAAGAAACAGTTTTCAAAGTCTTTGCACAGTTCTTCTGCACTTTCCCAGCTGAGTCCTTTGGGAGGAATGGCCAGTGTGATCAACTTGTCCATCCAGTCGTTATACACAGTAATTGCAGTTACTGCATTGAACGGATCACTAGGCGGACTGAATCCACGTTCGGGGTCAAAGTCAACCTCAATATCGAAAAAACATGTTTGTAGTTTGGGTGATTGTTGACCCAAGTAGTTTTCTTCTAAACAGCGGAATACAGGATTTATGTCTGATTCCCATAGTCTACGTCCACTGTTGATACGCATTTCTTTTTGGAACTCTTTGCCGTTGCGTGTACTAAATCTGTTCACAGGGCTACCATACACTGTACGGAACTTGCCCTTAGGATCGTCATAGTAGAACACATAGTTAGCAGGGTACTCTTTGTACACCCGCTCACCATTGACACGCTCTACAACATGTATGCGATCTGCTTTTCTATCAAATAATGCGTCTATGTAACTCATTTTACCACCATCCCGATGCTACACCATATCCGAATATGTTAACACATGCAAACCAGCTGGTCAACAAAAACGGAAAAGGCAAACTTCTACGTAAGTATGCAATTGCACCCGAAATACATCCAACAAAGAACCCAGGATACACTATCAACATGTTGGGTGCGTCTGCTGTTGCGGCTAATAACGCACTTGCGCCGACAGTTGTAACAAAACTGATCAGCTCAAGATAAAATGCCGTGCGGTCACTGGTGTAACTGTTGACCCAAAACTTCTTTATGTTTTCCAATTAAAGAGTACGGCCAACAGTTTCAAGAATTGTGTTTAGATCTTCGTGATCAGCGTTTTCATCTGTGAGTTTGGATTTGTATGCAATACGCACAGCCTTCTTGAGAATACTGGGTTTGATTTCCATTTCCTCTGCAACTGCTTTGATAGTGTCGCTTAGGCCTGCGTTGAGGTCTTCAACTTCTTGCATTACTGCAATACCTTCGTTAACAACCTGTGTGAGTTTTGCTTTTTGCTCTGAACTGAACATTCTTGATGCCATTATTGATCTCCTGTTAGTAAAGTATAGTATTATACAGTATTGAAACTAAGAAAGCAAGTTATTTAGGTATTATCTACCTTGACCTCGATATGCTTTGAAACTTTTGCGTTTATGTTTGTTCATCATGCATAATGATGCTCTGCGACTATTACCTTGGCTAGTTTTTTTATATTTTGAGCTAGTTGTCCATAATTCAACCGCTAGTTGTTTGATTTTTGCCATGTTGCTTTTCCTTGATTTATTATTTGGCTAAATTGCAGTAGGTTGGATCTTTGGTAATAGCACATTTAACGGCGTTCATACCTTTTTGTAATACCCTACCGCCAGCTTCTCGTGCAGTACCTTCCGGGTCTAGTATTACTGTACCAACTGTTCTCGGGCTTATTCCTTTTTGACCAGCTGACTTACCAGTGCTGTAATCAGGTGGTCCTTGTTCTTTCATACCACGTGTCTTGGTAGCAACGTTCTTCGCCTTACCTTTACGCTCTGGATTTGGATCTTCTCTACGCTTTTTGGCCGCACTGCTTGAACGACCTTTCTTGCCTAGGGCTTGTGCTTTTGCTTGTGGTAGACATTTGGGTTTGCCTTCTTTGCTACTGCCTCTCGCACAGTCGCCACGTATCTTACCATCTGGACCGAAACGTACCCACTTCTCTTTGAACCACTTTTTTAGGTCTTCACTAACACCATCTTCAAATACCAAGTTGCCATGTTCATCTAGTGATACTGCATCTGCAGATTCTTTCTTAACACAGTTGGGCACACGTTTTCCGAACATGGTTTTCATGCCCTTCTTTTCGTAGCCTTTCCAGCATTTTTCTGTAATGAAGTCTGTTAGTCTCATTTTTATTCTATGCCTAATTAAGTTTTTTACGATCCAGGTGACCTAGCGGCATGCCACCTTAGCAAACGTAGTGCCTTTAAAATAATCTGTCTAGCCCTTTCAACACTAACATCTAATTCTTCACCTATCTCTTTAAAGGTCATGTTATGCATGAACCGCATTTCAATTGCATCTGCAAGTCTGTCACTATTAGTGGTTTTACTATTTCTAAGGCTAGTTAACAACTTGTCAACATCCAATTTGCTATCCATTTCTACATTTTCGTTGCTTTTCTTTTTACTGTTGCCCCAGTTCTTGGCACCTTTTTTACGGCACTGTACCAATGCACCACTTGCGTATGCACTGGGCCATACTTTGTAACGACTCTTAACCTTGTGGTAGCAAGCGTCTTTCTTTTCACCTAGTGTTTCTGTTTCAATATCATCTAAATACTCTACAAATTGTTCTGTAACAGATTCAAATG